CAATTGTAGGAAATTTCGGTTAGCGAGTCGATAGACCATTCCAAACCATCCCCATTTTTTGGTAAGGCGGTTTTCATCTGCGGTTCCATCTCCACCTCCAAATACTTCTGGATAGAACTCAACAAGTCGATTCCTAAACTCCAAAAAAAAACCATGGCCCCAAATGCGGTGTTGCAATCTAAATCCTTAAACCCACTGACAAGGTTTGCCGAATAGGGCGCAACCTCATACCTTCCGTTCTGCCCACTATGGGTGATTGGGCGATATAACACGCTCATCACCTTCCATAGGTCGTGGGTTTCCTTTGTGTATGTTTCAATGTCTATAAACTCACCCACCGACATATCATCCAAGTTTGGAATAAACCCGTATTCAACGCCATCCATTTTGAACCTGGGCGTGAATGTCGGTTGTTCTGTCAACATCAATGTGATGCGTTCCACGGCCTTTTGCAATACATCAAACGGCATGGCCATGACCTCGGTCATTGTCAACTCACAAAAAATTGATACCGCTTCCAATTGGCGTTGGGTATCTTCCATGTCATCTTTAAGACCTTGATACGCCAACATTTGATGCAACTTTACATCCTTAAGCGATGTGGGTACTAATATGGTTTTTGATTCAATCATTAATTATAAAACGACCAAATCGGGGTTTGTTGTTTGCATAAAAAAAGGGGCCGTTAAGCCCCTTCAATAAATATGAAAAAGTAAATTACAGGGCTTTAATATCAATGTTCAACGCTTTGAACATATCATTGGCCATTTTGCGTTTGTTCTTGATTGTTTTGATGGCATTTGGTTCTCCAATGGATTCAGCCATTGGCAAATACTTGTCACACAAAGCAACAATGGCTTGATACTTTTGTTGGGCGTTGATGAAATTTTGTTTGGCATCTTTTTTGGCAGCAATTGCCTTGTCCATAAATTTACTTGGCTCTAATTCCGCTGCTTTGATTTCATCCAACGCGGCTAAATCTATTTTGTATCCACTTACTTGCATATTCATAAAACGATGGGGTTGTGTTTTGTTATTAATCTACATTGCAGAAACATTCAAACGATGGGTCATCATCCCACAAGCCAAGTTGTGATTGTGCCTTGTCTTTGATTTGTTGGTAACTGATTTCCTTCTTAAATGTGTTTCCCGATTCCGTTTCGTGTTTGATCCACCAATCAAATAATTCTGGTTTTTCTTTGGCAATAATTGACAACTTGCCTTTGCCTTTCAAAAAACATCCATCGCAATTTCCGTATGGCTCATTCACCATCAAATCAAATGGTTGTTGTTTCCACCAACTCAATACATCTGGCTTGGTTGTTTTCCACTTAACCAACGGCAATTCAACATCAAAATCCGAATCTTTAATTTTGTTCCACCTTCTTGGCTCATCGTATCTTATCCCGTTAAACGATGTGTAATCAGTAATGCCAATTGATTTCAAATATCTGCGAAGCGTGTCAATCTTCAAAAAAGTTGTGCAATATCTTAATCGTTGGTTAGGTAAAAATTGTTTTTTGTGCGCAATTACTTCGTCAAATGGTCGGCCATTACGGGATGCGGTTTCGTAGGTTACAACCTCAAAATTATTGCCAAATCTGTATTCCAACCAAACTATGTTTAAATTCCAACGCTTATCACACTCATTGATAAATTCCAGTGTTTCAGCCATCTCCTTTCCCGTGTTCTGAAAAGTAACCAAGTATTCACCGCCTTCTTCAATCAATCGTTTGGTCATGTACGCGGATGTTCTGCCCCCGCTAAAATTTATGATGTTCATACATCCAACGCTTCATTGAGCAACACACACACTTTGGCGTACTGGCGTTGCACCTCCTTATCGGTGTGCAAAATGTTACTAAACTCGTTTACAGAATTGATTGCCGTTGAATGGTCACGATGGATAATCCGCCCGATTTCTACCCACGGCATCCCTAACCTTTTTCTGCAAATAAAGTTGAACATGTGACGGGCGTATAACGATGCCCGTTTCCGCGATGGGCAAAGTATTTCATCGGGTGTTAATTCGGTTACTGTGCAAACCGCCCGTAAAACTTCCTTCCAATGGTTGGGTGAATCATTAAAATCAACCCGTGGGTTTATTATTTCACGCTTTAACGCTTGGATTTTGGTTAGGGCTTCGCCTTGTATATGAACTAACAATAAGCGAAGGCGTTTAATTTCTTGTCGTTGGTTGTGTAATTGCTGGTAATGGCTTGTCATATCAGAATAGTTTAGTTTGTATCGTTGGTTGGTAACTTGAATCGTATCTTTTGTTTTCCCCTTTTGGGTATGGTTTAATTTCGTATGGTAATTCCGACATCATTTGTTTTTTCCCGTATTTATTACCAACAAAATAAAAATATCTATGCTTTTGCGGTCTTTCTTTCATATACAAACGATCCCCAAACTTATTTTTTAACCATTCCACGCGATGTTCTTGGCCTCGCGATAAATCAAATACACTTGCCCCGTGTAGATGCTCCATGCCTTTAATCATATAATCCATAAATTTTACTGATAAGCCCGTGTATACCCAATTAGTTGCTTGATAAATGTACCCATTATGGTTATGTGATGTATCGGCATACGAAACTAATACGCACGGATTTGGCATCATTTTAATTGTTTGGGCAACAAAAAAACTCAATGTGTTTTTTGGCACACCTTCATTAATCACTAATCTGTTTAGTTCATATAACTTAAATGATGGTATTGAATCCCTCAATGGGCTACTCGCTGGGGTTCCGTAACTACAAACCCCAATCAATAAATCTTCATCATATAGCCCAAAACAAAATTCAATTGGCGGAATTCGCTTTGCATAATGTTTTTTCAAAAACCATTCTTTGCAATCTTGGTAATCAATTGATCGAACTTTCATTGTTATTTGTCCTTACGAAGATACTAATAAACACGCTATAAACAAAAAGTGGGGCCATTAAGCCCCAATGCGATTGCGTTCAATATAATCTTCAATAATGCCATGACGAATTTCGTCTTTGATAAATCTCAACTGGCAATCAATACAAATACATTCATCGCAATATCCATTTGTGGCATCGTATAACTGCCACAACCCTTTGCACTCGCCTTCGATTAGTTTTGTGATAACAAATCTTTTGTCACCAACCATAATTTCAAACTTGTATTCGGCCATGCCAAATCCCGTGATGCCATTAAGTCGAGTAAATTTGTGTTCGTTTGTCATATTCATATAGCAAATGTACACCTATTATTTGGAATTCCAAATATAAAATGAAAATAATTAAAAATAATTTATCGGATGTCGTAATTGCCGTAATTGGATTTGATGCCCAATGCCATCATTTCATGATAGCGTAAGGCATCGCAAAGGTGGTCTGTGCCAATTGGGTTGTTCATGCTTCGCCCCTGGGCATCGCTATCCCAACAATAATTCCGCAACTCCTTGATTAAATTGGTGGATGTGGATGTAACCAAATAGGATTGTGATTGCATTATCTGTATTCCGTAATTGATGGAATCCTTGCCCTTGGTCACTCCCTTGATTCTTATCCCGTATCTTTTTATTTCATCAATTGACTTTGGTTCGGCACTATCCGCATAAACGGGTACAAAGTTGGGCAATGCCTTTGCAATGTCTGAATTAAGCATTCCCGTGCGATATGCGACCTCATCAATGATTCTTTGACCATTGTACTCATAAACGGCTACGATTGCCGTGGGGTCGTTTGTATACCCAAAATCCACACCAATGCCAAGCAACCTTGCATCCTCGGGTATGGTGTCAATGGTTTGCCAATTGCTGAATATAACCCCTTGTAGGTTTCCAATCTCACCAAGTCCATATACTCTGAACCAATTATCCCAATACCTTGATGTTTTTGCCCTATCCCGTGCTTTTTCAATTTCCTTTACAATTGACGGGTCAAGTGCTTCATTGTCCTTGTAAGTCAACACAATCATTTCCGCATCGGGGTCACCAATTAATTCTGAATCAACCCAAAATTCACGCACTGGGTTGTAATCCAAATAAATGAATTTGCGTGTACGAATGGAAAGTTGGTAGTATGATTCCCAATCGATGTTGTTGCACTCGTTCACAAATAACACATCACGCCTTGCACCCCTTAATTTTTGTGGTTGGTCTGCACTAAAAAATTCAATGTAACTGTCATTGCTGAATGTGTAGGTCAATGATGATTTGTTCCATTTGTTCGGATCAAACATTCCCACCATGTCCATAATTTTAAGGAAGTCACGGATTGCACCCCTTCGCAAATGCGGGATGGTTTCAGATACCACACTAATTTCACACTTCGCGTTCTGCACGGCGTAGGTGATAAGCATCGGAATGATACTGAATGTTTTTGAATCTCACCCCCACCACCGAAGCAATGGGGGTTAAACCGAGGAAGATGTACCACCCCTTACGATGCGTACACGCTTCCTCAATTTTGATATCTTAATCTGTGCCGTTGTTTTCTGTAACATCTAATTGTATTCCGTTAAAAATTGGTTTTTCTGTGGTAACATCAATTTGTTGGGTGGGCATACCAAATCCCGAATCCATCAATTGTTTGTACGCCCCAACATCACCTTTCCTTGCCTTGTGTATCATTGCAAGTGTGATTAAATCTTCCTGGCTTAGTTTCTCTAATTCTCCCGTGATGGGATTCTTTGTGTCTTGCATTACCTCCAACCACTTCCGTGCGATGGTGCTTCGGTTCTTTGTTCCCTTGGGTTTCCCGTTGGGATTCCTTACCTCACCTGGTTTCGGTGGAATTATGTTTTCTGGGTTTGGCATAATTTCAAATCTTTATCAAATCAATCGAAAGGCAAAATTGGAATGGGCATCCACATAAATGGTGTGGCAATTGGGGAATCATCGTGGGCCAAATACCATTGGTCTTCCATTATGTAACCAATTTGTTTTGTGTCAATTAATACCCATTCATTATCAATGGGAATTGTTCGGTTGGTTTCTCTCCATGCTTTCATAGTTCTAATAATTTCCAAACGGCTTGTTCGGGGGTTGATGCTATTTTTTGAAGTGCTTTTTTTACTTGCTTGTATTCATCGGGCGTGTACTCCAATGTTATTTTTTGAGTATCAATCGTTGGTTCTTCATCTACCTCATCAATAACCTTTGGTAATTCCAATCCCCAATCTTCCAAATCATCGGAGTTAAAATCGTTGGCAAGTGCATCCCAATCCCATTCCCCAAAATTTGTGTTATCGCGGATTAAAAATTCCCTTTGGCGTTCTGCACTCCAATCAACTTTTTGGCAAGGTACGGTTGTAAATCCAAGTTCTTTCATTGCCATAAATCTTTGATTCCCTCCCAGAATCATATTGTCTTGGTTGATAATCAATGGGCGAACCATGGTCATATCGGGAAATTCTCGGATTGACTTCACCAATTGCTCAAACTTGGAATCGCGGATCGTCCGTGGATTTGCCTCGTTAGGGTGTATCTCGTTTATGTTGTATGCCTCAATCATTTGTTCATTTTTATTTGGTGTGTGATAATTAAAAAGTCCATGTGTTGTTTTTTATCCCCGTAAAATTCGTGGCAAGGTCTACACAATGCCATGATGTTTTCGATGTTATCGCGATACTTTGATCCACCCATACCACGGGCTTTGATGTGGTGTAAATCGTTGGCAATTTTTCCACATACCTCACACATCGGTTTGTCGGATTCATCATATCCAAAGTATGTTAAATAAATCTTTGTGTGTGGTTTCATCTTTGATGGCTTTCAAATATAGTTCATTGCAAACGCGTGGGTTCATTCCCATGGCCTTGCCTACCTTTTCCCATGTCATGCCCATATCCTCGCGTAGAATCATGATTGCGTACTTCTTAGCAAGCACTTCACTGCGTTTAACCACGGCCCCCATTTTGCTCGGTCTTGAAATTTCTGTCTGCATTTTATACACATATAAATTTGGTTGGGTTCAATATTTGGCCCCAACTCGTTGATAAGTTCTTTTGTTGATTCTGCATGATGGTCACAACAATCACAAAGGTTTCTCGTAAGTTTCATACACCTGGGTTAATTCGTTTATCATGTTTTGCCACGCCTTGGGGTTGCACGAACATGGTTTGTAAATTCTCTTTGAACGGAATATGCGTGACCATATTTCCGCTATCTTGTTTGCCTCCATTGGGGCCAATGTCGTGTCGTTTACTGTCTTAAAATGTGTCCACCAATGGTATTCATCTTCCGTCATGCACAATGGTTGACGGGTTGGGAACATTTTGTTCAATTTTTGTTTACGGGCATCGCATCCGCAATCTTCGCCCATCAAAAATTTGGTGGCAAGTTCAATCCCCGTTGCTTGTGTCACCTTCTGAATCATATCCCCCACCCCGATGGATGGTCGTGATTCGGTGTACTTCTTCCGTGTTTCGTTTTTCTTCTGCATAAATTTTATATTTTACCGTTGTTCTTTGTTTGATAAATTGCTTGGCGTTTTTGATTGAGTTAAAAACACTATGGGTTGGAATGCCCGTCTTTTTTTCAATGTCACGCATCGAATGTCCGTACACAAAATGCAGTTCCAATAACATCTGGTCATAATCACGTAGGTCATCAATTGCTTTCTTTACTTCACCCATCAAGTCCATGTGTGCCATTTCAGCCATTTCGGGGCTTTCTACGGGGTTAAATTGGTCTTGGTGTGGTATTGTCTTGTTTTCTGCCCGTTTGATGTCTATAAACGCATTATGTAGCATTTTGAAAAGATAGATGGTGTTGATGGTTCCGTTGTAATTGGCGAATCTGTTTAGCGAACCTTCCTTGATTTGTATTTCACCCAACTTCAAATACATTGTTTGTACCATATCATCGACCTCATCACGATTCGCACCCAAGTATTTGGCTATTTTAATCCATTCAATGTGGCGTTTGGCGATATCGTTAAGCGTTATCAAAGTAACTTTCTATTTGCACAATAAAATCATCGAACGAATATACCAACGCATATTTGTAATTCATGGCTTCAACCATTAATTGCCACTTTTTTTGATGTTCGGATTGCTTATTTGGTTTAATTTTTAACTCAATGAATAATCCGTGGTGGGTTAGGTTGGGCATAAATAGAACTAAATCCGATACCCCTGGGACAACTCCCTCCGCTTTTAACCTTTGGGCCGTTCGCAAATCGCGTGATCCACCATTGGGAACATGGATTAATAAATCCCCCATTTGGCGGTATTGTAGTCGAAACCACTTTACACATTGCACTTGCATACGGCTTTCAAGGTGTTTCATTCCGCGTCAAGGTACAATGACTTGGCTTTTGTGAAACCCGCATTGTATGCCATTTGTTGGTCCATTTCTTCTAATCGTTTCAGGTGGTGAATCACTTCGGGTCCTGGCACTGCGGTGGGGTGGTTTTCTTCTAACCACTCAACGAATCTTTCTATTGGTGTTTTCATAGTAAATTAAATCTAATTCTTGACAATCGTATAAATAATTGGCGTGTTGCTCATCGGTGATAATTAATCCTTCTTTGTGAATGGTG